GTAGAAAACAAACTTGACAACATCAGTGAACAAATGGCTGCTGGACAAAACAGTTTGATCAAAGTTATCATTGGAGCCACCGGCACTATTGCAGCAAGTTGTTTGTCAATAGTGATAGTGATGTTGATGAACACATAAAATATTAAAGGGAGGGCACCACAATGGCGATGAAGAAGAAAAAGAAAAAAACCAAACGTAGAGGCGGAAAATAAACCGTTTTTGATTAAAACGCATAAATAACATTGCGAATAACTCGTAAGAGGATTTCGGTGACTTCGACCATTAACAGGAGGATATGATGAGCGAACAAGAAATAGAAACAGGGGCAACTGGCGAGCCCATTGAAACATCAGTTTCAGAACCAACCCAGGCCGAGACGACGGACAAGACGTTTTCCCAAGATGACGTTGACAAGATTGTACGTGAGAGACTAGATCGTGAACGCAAGCGACTAGACAAAAAATACGGTGATGTAGATGTTGATCGTTATCGCCAACTGACTGAAAAAGAAGAAGCAGATCGTTTAGAGCAGCAAAAGCAGCGTGGCGAGTTTGAATCTATTTTAAAAGAAACAGTTGCGAAAAAAGACAGTCAATATCAAGAACTGCAACGCCAGCTCACAGAAATCAAAGTTGACGGTAGCCTACTGAGTGCTGCAAGTGGCAATAGAGCCATCAATGCACAACAGGTTTCAGCGTTATTGCGTAATCAAGTGAGACTGGGTGAAACCGGTGAAGCTGAAGTTACAGATAACAATGGAAATGTCAGATACACCGATGACGGTATGCCAATGACAGTTGATGATTTGGTTGGATCTTTCTTAAAAGAAAATCCACATTTTGTTAGCTCAGGTCCAGCAGGATCTGGTACAGGCAATGCAACATTGGAAAGTGGCAGTCGAAAAGGCATGGGAAACATTGATCCAACTCAACTTAATATGAATAATCCTGAAGATCGTAAGATTTACAGAGAATATATGAAGACCAAAGGCATTAAGATTTAAAGGAGAATATCAATGGCCAATACAACATCAACTACGCTGGACGCACTGTTTAGCGACATTCAACAAACTGCACTCTTCACAATGCAAGAGCAAGCATTTATGCGTCCTATCATTCGCAACTTCAACCTTGTAGGACAACCAGGCAAGCAAGCAAAAGTAGGTATCTATCCTGCTATCAACTCTGGCTGGACAACTGGTGAAAACACAGACGTTTCAACAGCAACAACTATCACAGCAGTAGAAAAACTATTCGACGCTGATGAAGTTGCAATCATGGCAACATTAACTGACACAGCACGTGATAGTGCAATGGACGACACAGCAGCAAGCATTGGTCGTGTGTTAGGTGAAAGTTTAGCTCGCAAAGTAGACACTGATATTTCAGCTCTATTCTCAGGTTTCACTGCATCAGTTGGCGCAGCAACACAGCCTGAACTAACAGCAGACTTGATTTTCAATGCAGTAGCACAACTAAGAAGTGCTAGTGTTGTAGGAAACTACGTAGGTGTATTCCACCCGAATCAAACATTCAACTTGAAGAAGCAGTTGACAAACGCAGGTGCAACCGCAATGAGCCACAACTTGAGTGACTTGGGCAACCGTGTACTAGATGCAGGCTTCATTGGTTCAATCGCAGGCGTAGACATCTACGAAAGTGCAGTTGTAACTGGTGATTCAAATGGTGCATTTGTTGGTGCAGTTATGCACTCAGACGCATTAGCATTCGCACTGAAGAAAGATGTAACAATCGAAACACAGCGTGACGCAAGTCTTCGTGCAACAGAAATCGTTGCAAGTATGACATATGGCGTTGGTCAACTACAAGACGCACACGGTGTACAAATCGTTACTGATGCAAACGTAGACTAATCACAAAACCATATGAAAAAGGCGTCTTTGCGGGCGCCTTTTTTTATATCAACTAAATAGTTTGACGAAGAAGGACTTTGTCACCCTATAGTAGGACTAGAGGAGGCCAACATGGCTATAACGATTGCAACAATAGCAGATGTGCTCGAGTACGAGCCAAATATACAAGATTTCGGAATATTCGATTGGGACGATGCCTTAGAAAAAGGCAAAGGGGATGTATTAAGACATCTACGCATCGAATGGTTTCCAACCCAACAACTAGGTAAGTTTGACATCACCGTCATCGGCACCAATGTAGAAATGGATGAAGATAAACTGGATGCAGAGCAACTAAAACGTGCTCATGTGTACAGAACTCTAGCCTATTATATCTTTCCAAAACTAAGCAAGTTTGAACCAGAAATGGACGTGTTTCAAATGCAAATGGAACACTATAGAAACCTATGGAGAGAAGAAATAGACGATTGTATCAAGGATGGTATTCATTATGATATTAATGATGATGGTGAATACTCTGACTTTGAAAAAGAGTCCAACTACTTTGGCCGTTTGAGGAGATAACAGGTGAGTCTAAGAAATGATATTGCAGACAATATCGTAAAAACCATCAAAGAAATAACAGATCCAAGACCGGTACTTGTAACTAGAGAACCGTTTGATGTAGAGAAGCTGGCTATCACGCAGTTTCCAGCAGTTATGGTGAATAGCGGCAGTGAAGAGCGTGATGACTTTGATATGAGTTTTCGCAGCGGCACAATAGAATACACCCTTAGATGTTTTGTACGTGGTGCAGCAGAAATAGATCGTCAAAAAAATGATTTGATCGAAGCAATCTCTGAAGGTTTAGAAGAAGATAGACGCAGAGGTACAAGCAATCCAGGTGTGACAACTTTGATTGCAACAGTTGAAGTAATAGACAGACTTCCTCCGTTAGCTGAAGTAATAATCACTGTACAGGTGAGATATAGATATCGCAAAGGAGTTGAATAATGAAAACAGATATTGAAAAAAATGGTAAAACTCAAAGTGTAAAAGAGAAATACCTACAGAACTTTCTTGATCGCGGTTGGACAATCGCTAAATCAAAAAAGACAAAACCAGCAGTTAAGGTGGAAGCCGCTGCTGAAGTAAAGCCCATCGTCAATGAAGGCGAGGACTGGGACATTGATTCCGGTGAAGATTGGGCAGATTCAGAAGAATCAATGATTGCAAATGAACAAGGAGAATAATCATGGCAAACTATGAAGGAAGTGCCGGCACCGTTAAAATCAAATCAGGGTCGGATGCATTAACAGCTATCGCAAGTGTACGTGGCTGGAGTATGGATATCACACGTGATGTGGTGGAAAATACCAGCATGGCGTCAGGTGGCGTAAGAACATACAAAAAAGGACTACAAACATATTCAGGATCAATGGATATTGTGTATGACGACAGTGAAAACACAATCGTATCAACTGCACTAACACCAGACACAGATGACGCAGTAAGTGTTGAATTCTACAGTGATTCAACAGTAGATGCAACTAAGTTTGCAGGCGATGTAATCATCACAGGTTATAGTGTAACTGCAAGTTATGATGGTCTAACTGAAGCAAGTGTCTCGTTCCAAGGAACAGGCGCGATTACTACTGCAAGTATCTAAGGTATAAAAGATGCCACTGGTGATTAGAAAATCTGGAACAAATATTAAAAGATGGTTGTCTGATGTTGTTGAGCAGGAAAAAACTGCTCTCAAGGACGACTACAAATCATCAGTGGTACCTAGAACACCTATTCTTACAGGTAAAGCAAGACGTGGATGGCAAAAGAGAACCAATGAGATCAGAAATGATGTCAACTATATTGGCAAACTTGAAACAGGCTATTCACGTCAAGCACCCAACGGGTTTGTAAAGCAAGCCCTATCGAGTACAATCGAAAAAAGCAACAAAAGGAAATATTGATAATGAGCGAACAAAATACAAACATCAATGTTCTTGGCAATGCTACAAAACATTACCAGAACACTATTAAAGAAATGGCTAGTTTTGAAGTCCCTGAGTGGGATACAACTATCTATCACAGAACAATAACAACTCTTGCACAAGAAAGTCAAGTGATTGAGTTGGCAAGACAAAATAAAACAGTTGAAGCAATGGTTGTAACCATCATCAATAAAGCACGTCATGCAGATGGAAAACTAATGTTTAAAAAACACGACAAGGCTGCACTGTTAAATGAAGTTGATCCAAGAGTGGTGTTGCGTGTCGCAGAACAAATAAACGGCGGCGCACTACCACCTATGGAGGAGCTTGAAAAAAACTAAAAGCTGATCCAGATCTACACTTCATGCTTTTTTTAAGCAAAGAACTGGGTCAGAATTTAGAAACCACGCTCGAAATGAGCACTTTGGAGTTTAAGTTGTGGGTAGCATATTACTCACTCGAAAACAAACAAAGAAAAGAAGCACAAAGGAAGGCAAAACATGGCAGACGCTAATATTATTGTAAAGATAGTAGATCAAACAAGAGGTGGTCTAAGCAATGTCGTTTCTCAAACAGACAAAGTTGGTAAAAGTGCCGGCAGAGCAAATACAGCGTTTGTAGGAATGGGACGAGCAGTTGCAGCGGTAGCGGCAGCAGTCAGTGTTGATGCCTTCCTTAGATTTGGTGACAGTGTACAAAACATTCAAAACAGATTGGCGTTGGTCAATCCTGAGTTAGGAAATGCAGCAGAAAACTTCCAGAATGTTTTAGACATTGCCAACAGAACTTATCAGCCATTGGATGCTGTGGCTGGACTTTATCAAAAAGTTGCAAACAGTGCTGAACAGTATGGATTGACCACAAGTCAAGTAAACACTGTCACAGAAACATTTACAAACCTATTGAGATTAGCAGGCGCAGATGCAGGAACAGCCGCAGGTGCCATTACACAGTTTGCACAAGCATTGGGTTCAGGTACACTACGTGGTGATGAACTTAACAGTGTGATTGAAGCAACAGCTGGTGAAATCTTACCGTTGTTGGCAGATGAGTTGGGTGTTACCAGAGGCGAAGTTAGAGAACTAGCCGCAGACGGTAAAATCACAGGTGACATCTTATTGAATGCACTTGGTGGCAGCGCAGATGAAGTTGGTAATAAAGTAGGCAACATGAGTGTAACCATTGGCGGTGCAGTCACAGTTATGAAAAACAACTTCTTGGCATTAGGCACAGAAGCAACGCCAGTGTTCAACGGAATAGCACAAGCCATACTATTACTTGCAAACAATCTTGACACTGCCGTAACATTTGTTACATCCTTTATTGCTGCATTTGCAGTGGCAAAAATGGCAGCTATTGTAACAAGTCTCGGTGGCATTAGAGCTGCGGTGTTGGCATTGAATGTTGCTATTGCAGCAAACCCAATAGGACTTATAGCAACTGCAATCGCCTTGGCTGCAACTGCAATCATAACAAACTTTGATAGCATCAAAGAATCGTTTGTTGGTATTTGGGACGCTGCCCAAAGAGCATATCTCAACTTTGAAAACTTTTTCCTAAAAGGTGTTGAAAGTGTAATCAACGATGTTGTTAATGGCTTCCAAAACATGGGCACAAGAGTTGTAGGATTCTTTACTGCAATAGGCAAGGCTGCACTAGATCCTCTAAATGCAATGACAATCTTTAGAGAAGAGATGGAAAAGGCTGAACAGCAAGTTGCACAAAACACCAACAAGGCAGTTGATTTTAGCGAAGCTATTGCAGAAAACGATAGGCAGATACAAGAACTAACTAGAGATACCAAAACAAACACTGGTGCAATAGATAAGAACACCACAAGCACAGAAGACAACACTGATGCAACTGGTGAAGCTATTGACACAACCAGTGAATGGACTGATGTAACAGATCAAAACACAAATGCAATAGAAGACAACAATGATGCACTATCAGCACAAGAGAGATTTTTACAAGCAAGTGTTGAAGTACAACAAAAAGCAAATGCGGCTGTAGAAGATAGCATCAACGCACTTAGAAATGAAACCTACCAGTTGGGTCTTGAAGAAGATGCAAGAGACGATTTAGTAGGCATGATTGAACTAGAAAATGCAAAACGCAAAGAACTTGGCGATGATATGGAAGATATGACCCAAGAAGAAATAGCGCAACTTGCAGAACTAATGGACGAGCGCAACTTTACACACGCTGATTTCATGTCATTAACAGCTGAAGAAATAGACGCTTATTACGAAGCAGCTGATGCACACAGAGATAAAGTTGAAGAAATCAAAAGAAACCTTGATGATAAACGTGCAGCTGAAAGAGCGGCACAAGAGTTTACACGTGATACAGAACGTGCTATTCAAAGGCACTACGAAGAAACAACCAGCAAACAACAACAGCTCACAGATGATTTAAATGATTATATAAGACGTGCAAGAGAAGCTGGCAGAATAAACGATGCTGAAGTACAAGACGCAATAAGAGCCAAGCGTTATGATATCAATGAGCAAATAAAAGCTGATCACCAAGATCTAATGGATGCACAAGAACGTCAGTTGAATGACTTCCGCAGTGAATACAGTGCAATCTATGATGATATGTATGGTGTACTAGAAGATTGGACCGGCAAAAGCCGCAGTGAACTAGATAGATACAACCAATATTCCAAGTTGTTGTTTGGTGTTGATATTTTAGGATCTGTTACAGGATTTGCAGATAACGCACTAATGAGCATTGGTGGATTTGCAAATGGTGCAACACAGCAAATGGGCAACTTTGCAGGACAAACAATGGGCTACATGGATGCCACAGGCAACTTTATTGCAACCAACACATTTGGTCCAAACGGTCAAGCAGCAGGCGGCATTGCAGGATTTGTAGGCTATGCACTACAAGCATTAGGCGGAAGTAACGGCTTGTTTGGAGTTGTTACAGCATTGTTTGGCGGACTAGGATCAAACTTGCAGGGACTGTTCACCAACGTGTTTAGTTTTATTGGCAATGGACTCAGCGGAGTTGGCGGCTTCTTAGGCGATATATTTGGTGGCATCAAAAGTTTTGGTAGTAGTATATTTGGCGGCATTGGCGACTTCTTTAGTGGCATTGTATCAGGTGTCAGCAACTTCTTTGGAGGATTGTTTGAAGACGGTGGTTACATCAAGCCAGGCACAGTTGGCATTGTAGGCGAAGCGGGCGCAGAGCTTGTTAGTGGTCCAGCCAACGTAATGAGTGCAAGAGATACAGCTGGCGTACTAGGCGGCAGTCAAGGTGTAAACATAAACTTCAATATTCAAGCAGTCGATGCAAGAGGCATTGATCAGTTGTTGATTGAAAGAAAAACATTGATAGCGGATGTGGTTAGAGATGCTGTATCCAGTTCAGGTAGGAGAATATAATGCCAGCAGCAAACTTTCCAAGTATAGAGCCAGCGAATGTTACAGTAGTTCCAATAACTCCTGTACAAATAAATCGCACACTCAGTGGTAGAGAAACAAGAGACAGCGTGTCAGGACAATATTTTGAACTTGTATATGAGTTTGCAAACTTAGACGCAGCTGAACGCAGACAAGTTGCAGGACACATTGCCAATGCAAATGGAGCACTGCAAAGTTTTTATGTCAAACTACCAACAGGATTAGATGATGTCAGCGGAGCGGCAGCAGGAACAATAACACTTGCAAACTCACCGGCAGCAGGTGCTACCACAGCAAACTACACTGCTCCAAGCGCACAAAATGCCACAGTGTTCAAAGCAGGTGATATGATACAGTTTGACAACCATAGCAAACTATATGAAGTAACAGCTGATAGTATAACCAGCGGAAGTGCTGGTACTGTTACATTTCATCCACCACTAAGAACAGCACTCACAACCAGTGTTGATGAAATAACTTATTCTAATATAAACGTGTTGGCAAGATACAAAACAGACATGTCTTATGAAGTTAGAAACAACAGTTTTAGTATTTTTACATTGGAGTTTGTTGAGGTATTTGAATGAGCAGATTTTTAGATGTAAATCAAAAAAGCTATCTTGATGATAACGCTACCATCTATGAAACATTGGTTAAAATAACCATTGGTACAAACAGCGTTTATTATACCACAGGATCCATTGATGTTACTCCTACTGTAGGAGCAGATACTGCTGGCTTGACATTTGTAGCAAACAACATGATAAAAAGCATTGATGATATTCCAGAAAAAACATTAGGTACAAGCATAAGAGTTGGAATGGTTTTAACTGGCGATTTTACACAAAACTTAGGTGCATTGGGTGTTACACCTTTTGAGTTACCAAACATTGATACTTCATTTGTTTTGTGGAGAGGATATAGAAATGTAGCCGCTAATGATTTTTGGGTGTATTCATCAATAAAACTATTTCAAGGTGTACTAACAAAGAAAACTTATAGTGCAGGAAATACATTTAATGAAATGCAACTTGAACTAATCAGTAAAACACAGTTTGCAAAAAAGATAAGTCCTATAACTGTTCTTAAAGGTCAAGGAGCAAGATAATGCCATTGTTGTTTAAAAATCCAGAAAATGTTATTAGAAGAATAGAAACTATTGATCCTAATATTAATCCTAATAATGATAGAGATTATACAGCTACACTTCAGCCAAGTGTAAATGAAATACCATTGGTGTTTGGCAAGGCTCTTGTAACACCTGTTCCTATTTTTAAAATAGATGGTCCAGAAGAATACCTTGGCAGTGATGGCGAAGCAACCAAAAGTAAAATGATATTTTATGCATTGAGTGCAAACACACACGATGGAGATATTTTTAGTGCAGGCGATTATATTGAAAATGTTTACATAGATGGAACGCTTGTAACTGGAGCATTTAGTATATCACCTAGCACAGGCGATAGAGGTGTAACAGTTGATTGGAAACTAGGAAAGTACAGCGCCACAAATGGAGCATTAGGTGCTTGTTTAAATGCAGGCGGCCCAAGCAGTAACTTTGGTGGCAACACAGGTCGTTTTAGACAAAATGTTTATTTTGGGTTTGTAAAAGCAGGCAGTGATTTTACCGAACATGCTTTTTACAATGCATTTGGTGGCGGAGTAGGACAACCTTATCCTAATCTGTTATCAGGTGGATTTCCTGACAACAGTGATTTTGATATGTTGGTTGTTTTTTACAAGTTCAACAAACAATATTTCAGCAATGAAAATCCTGATCTACAGGTTACATATCAAAGATATCCAAGAATGAAAACAGGTGCAGGATCAAACCCTGATAGCCGTTATACTCCTACTGTAGGAAACTGTATATTAGAAATATTAGACAATGCAGAATGGGGAATGGGACTTGGTGATGACGATTATGAATACAATGATTTTAAAAACATCGGTCCATTAATGGCTGGCGTGTTTTCAATATCAAACAAACCTTTGATTGAAATATTGCGCACAATAGATGCTGAACGAACAGATCGCCAAATGTTTGAACAAGAAGGCCGACTGAGATATGCAGCAACAAATGACTCGGGTTTGACCATCACTGATGATAATATCATTGAAGAGATTGAAGTTCAATATCCTGACAGTACAGTTGCTCCAACAAAACTTATTGCAACATATGAAAGCCATGTAGGCGGATCAACTGAAATAGAAATAGGCACAGATAATACAAATGTGGTTAGTACAAACTTGTACACTGCAACTGATTTGGCAAGCGCACAAACACTTGCAACACAAATATGGAATCAGTTCAACAACACCATCACAGTGGTATTCAAAGCAGACAAAAGTATGCACCAGTTTGGACTTAGAGATCGAGTTGACGTAAGCACAGAAGTGTTTTCAGCAACTGATTGTATAATCGTTGATATGGTGCAAAACCCTGATTATACCTACAACATGACACTGGAAGCAGATGCAGGAACAGCAGCACCAACGCCAAATCTTAGAAACAAAACTCCTGTTATTCAAATAGGCGATGGACTTTATAGACCGCCAGATCAAGAACCTACACCTAATCCAGACGGCCCAGATCCGCTGCCTCCAATACCAGCACCGATTATTGATTCAACATTTAAAATAATATCAGGCCTTGAACATCCTTACAACTTCAACACTGGTTCAGTAAACACTGCATGGTATTTGGGTGGCACCACAGACGGTACTACCAAAGATGCAAGATATGATGCAAATGGCCTAAGAACACGATTTTTAAGAAACCAAGGTGGCGGTGCAACATATGTAACTGATTACAGTTTGATTTGGAGAGACACTGCAAATCCAGCACCTACAGCTATAATCTATGCAGCCGATAATGGAATGACCGCAGCCGAACAAGCTACCAGTCCTGTTGGAGTTGGATTATGGCAAAGCGGAAGAATGAAGTTTCGTCTTAGATATACAGGATTTTTCAACGATGAAGCACAAGGCATTAAGTTTAACGATGGCACAAGTTGGCAAACAAGTCCTACAACTTGGCCACAAATATTCTCAGAGAATCCTACATATCCAGGACAAGATGACAATCAACTAGATTATGTATTTCAAGTTGGAGAGATTGGATATGGAAATCCTTACAACTATCGTTATGTTCACACACTTGATACTGATACAAGTTATCGTCCAAGTTCTTCAAGGTTCTTTATGATTGACGCTGCAATGAAACGCAGCAGTGTTTATAGATTGCATTTCACAGCAATATTTGGTGATCCAAGTAGTCCAGACAGAGTTGAGTACATTGGTTCAACCAGCATGTGGGGCGATGAAAGAAGTATTCAAGATGCAGACGAAGCTGAAGCAATAGCCACAGGTGCATATTTTGGAAAAGTTTATACACCAAACTACACAGCACCGCCTGACAGGGATTTAACGTAATGACAGAAACAATATTAACAGGACGCAGAGAAGGATCTGCAATAACAGTTGATCAAGACATCAACTGGGGTGATTTAGGATCATCGCCTTATGGTAGTTGGAGCAACTGGAACAGTTGGAAAGTCAGTACAGGACTCACAGTAAGTGTGCAAATAGATGACGACCAAGGCAGTGAAGGTTATAGAGTGCCGCTGATCAATGTAGAAAAAATAGCAGACTCAATGACTATCAGTTTGAAAATCAGCAGCACAGGCACATTTACAGGCGAAGAAACCACCATCAACTTTGTTGAAGATACCGCTGTAACATATGCCACAGGTAGATACTATAGATGGACAATCACACTCACAGGTTCCACAGCGCCTTACTTGTTGGATTATTTCACACAATACAATCAAGTGTTGCAAACTCAAACATT